GTGCTTCCAGTATTGCTGGTCAGGCTATTGTACAGGCCACTATCGAAGCTGCCCTTCCCATTGCACAAGCTGATGCTAATGTAACCGCACAGTTTGAGGCACAGAATCTGTCTAATCGTCAGCAACGTGCCATGCTTGCTGCACAACAACGCGCACAGTTCCTTGGGCAAGAGTTTGATCAGTCATTTCAGGCTCGTGTACAAAACGCTGCTAAGATCAGTGATATTGCTAATCAGAACTTTACGGCAGAGCAGCAGGTACAGCTTGAGAACAGTAATCTTGCCAATACGATGAATCTGAATAACCTGTCTAACAAACAGGCTCTTGTAGTGGCACAAGCCAGTGCTTTGGCAAATATGGACCTATCCAATCTAAATAATAGGCAACAAGCCTCTGTGCAAAATGCACAGTCATTTCTTAATATGGATATGGCTAATCTGTCTAATCAACAACAGACAGAGATGTTTAAGGCACAGCAACGTGTTCAAAGTCTCTTCACAGATCAAGCCGCTACTAATGCGGCACGTCAATTCAATGCAAGTAGCCAGCAACAGGTAGATCAGTTCTTTGCTAATCTTGCTACGCAGGTTCAGCAGTTCAATGCATCTCAGGTAAATGCACAAGAACAATTCAATGCAGGTCAACGTAATACTGTTGAGCGTTTTAATGCTGAACTAAATAATCAACGTGACCAGTTTAACGCGCAAAATCAACTTGTTATTTCACAAAACAATGCCCAATGGCGTCGTGAGATTGCAACAGCAGATACCGCTGCAGTTAACCGTGCTAATGAACTAAATGCTGCTTCTATCCTAGATGTCAGTAAAACTGCTTACGATAATCTGTGGCAGTATTATGCAGATACTATGGAGTGGGCATGGACATCCGCTGATAATCAGCTTGATCGTATCACAGATATGGCTATTGCAGAGTTGACAGCAGACACTAATTTAGCAACACAACAGATGTCAAATGACTCTGCTGCTGGGGGTGCTATTGGTAGTCTTATCGGTACACTTGGCAGTGCATGGATTTCGTCTAGCCTATGTTGGGTAGCCCGTGAAGTCTATGGTGCTGGTGATACTCGTTGGTTTGTATTCCGCACATGGATGCGGTACAACGCTCCTAAGTGGTTATACAAACTATATGAAAAACATGGTGAGTCTTACGCTGCATTTATTAGCAACAAACCTGTATTTAAATGGGCTACCAAGAAGCTGATGGATTTGGTGGTCGAAAGAGGGAGCAAAGTTTATGCGTGACAATCCCGCCGTACAAACGTATAATAACATTCGTCTTGACGAAATGCCAGAGCCAAAAAAACCTACACTATCAGGTTTGCTTGCGCCTCGCAAGACAATGAAAGAAAAAGCAGAGGACAGGTCTAACGAGCCTTTGGCACGTGTTGTGGCGCACATGTCTGCTATCCGACGTAAAAGGAATGATATAAATGGCGGAACGTAACGAGCCACTATTTGATGCTCCTATTCCCGGCATGGCATTGACCCATGAACTGGGCGCAAGGCCGTGGCAGAGTCCACCTCAATACGCAACAGTTGATGAGGCCATAGAATATTATCTATCTCGTATGGCTACGGATGAAGTAAATGATCAGATACTGGACGTGCTTGAGATGGGTGTTCCTGTAGCATCGTTGGCTAATACAATGCAAATGGCAAATGTCATGGAGGGCAAGCACAGTGTTGATGTAGGCATTCTTGTGCTACCTGTGATTATGGAAATGATGATGCTAATTGCAGACAGCGCCAAGATAGATTACGAGACAGGTCTTGGTAATCCAGATAAAGTAAAAACACGTCCAAGTCTTATAGCAAAACTAAAGAAAAAGTTGGAAGATGAGAAAAAAGAAAACGGTGACGACAAAGAAGAGACTGAAAAACCTGAAGTAGAAGAACAGGAAGATGACAAAGAAGAGCCTAAAGGGCTAATGGCACGGAGAAAATAATGCCGCTGTTTGGTAGTAATTTTGCACAAGGCTTCATCAAAGGTGTTGCAGAAAGCGTAGATGAGCGTTTAAAAGACGACATGGACCGCACGTTCAAACGTGCAGATCGTGCCGCTGATTATCATATTCGTCGTAAAGCTGCTGATCAAGAGCGTTATGACGCAGAAATGCGTGACGTTGAAGACCTGCTGAACAGTTTTGCTGCATTTACGGGTGGTGACCTTGATAAGGCTGCGCAGCTATACAAAGCTGGCGGTGGTAGTGTAGAAAACGCAAAAGCATTTTATACCACACTAAATGACGCACAAAACAAATTAGGTGATGATTTCGACATTAACAGAGCTGTGACATTTGCAGAGTCTCAGGCTGGTGAACTTGGCATGGCAGACTATCTTGGCAATCTTGTACGTCGTCCCAGAGATTTTGTTGCAGCATCTCTGCCCGACAGCACTATGGGTGGAGTTGGTCTATTCCGTGCGTTTCAGCCCGGTGAGTCTATTCGCAAAGATATTGCAGAGCAGGTTGAGTCTGCTATCCCCACAAGTGCAAGGAATTTTACAGAATCAGAAATTGGCACAGCTTCTGTTGACTACGGCCAGCTTCCGACATCCACAGAATACGGTTTAAAAATGGAAAGTGAACGTGTCGCGCTGTCTACAAGTAAACTAAATTTGCAGAAGCTTACAAAAGAAATAGCAGATTTAGGTGGACTTACGCGATCTGAAGGGCGCACTTATTGGAACGATACCAAAAGAGAGTTTTTAAATGCGGCTGCACTTCCTCTTGACGACGACGGGGAGTTTCTCTTGAGAGACGCCTCTGATAGACTAAGTGAAGCACAAGAAGCCTATTCAAAATCCTTGAGAGATACAGTTCAGTATTTTGTTGATACTGGATCAGTAGGAACTAAGAAGGGTCGAGATATGCTTGCTGGATATGCAAGAAATCCTTTTGTTGTAGCTACAGAAGCCCCGCGAAACGATAGCGATGGCACGTTAGATTTTAGATCAATGAGTGTGGGTTCATATTACGCCGTAAAGTATCAAGGTTCCGACAATCCTGAAACATTTATTTTTGCAGGTTATGATACAGATGGCGAACCTATAAAAATCAGGGTTAGGTAACATGTCTCAAAGAACTACTGTACCTCTCACTCAGGATGATCTTGATCAGGTAAACGATGGCAGTGTTGTTGTAGAACCCCCAACTGTAGAAATACAAATAGACGACAACAGACCCACCGTTCCATTGACAGAAGACGATCTAAAAGCTGTCGAATCTTCTCCCCCCAAAAAACCAGACCCATATGTGCCTTTTGACGAGCGCATTGAAGTGGACGATGCTTCTGTTGCACCTGTGCAAGAAGAGCCACAGGAGTTTGTGTCCCTACGTGATCTGGAAAACGATGATGATCTTGTAGAAGACATACTACAATATCGACTAGACAGATTTGGTGTAGAAAAAGATGAAGGTGCCGTTAATCTTCTTACAGGTGCTTTTGTCGGTCCCACGCAAGAAGCTACAAACGAAAACATAATTGATGACTTTTTGGATCATCACAGGTTTCTCATATCTAACAGCGTAAATTCAATAGCAGAAGTTGGTTGGCTTCGCGGTCTAAAACAAAAAGAAGAAGCCGCCATAGAAGCGGGTGACACAGATCGTGCTAATAACTTTGCAGAGCAACGCGCCCGTGCTAGACGACTGTATCTTAGAGCAGATCAATTAGGAGGTTTGTTTGGAGAGGGCCGTAAGGCACGATACGAAGGCATGGATTTGTCTGAACGTATTGGTGATACGGCAGAAACAGTAGGCACATATGTCCTATCTGGACTCTCTGATCCACTTACACTGGTAACGGCAGGTATAGGCAGGGTCATGGCTGGCGGAGCAGCTATGGCAGGTAATCCTTTCCGTGCTGCCTTGATGGCTGCTGTGGGAGCGGCACCGGCAGAAGCAGGTTCTGCTGCTGTTGTAGATTACGCTGTTCAAAAAGCAGAAATAGAAATGGGTGTGCGTGACACTGTAGACTACAAACGAACTGCGATTGTAGCCGGTGTTGGCGCGGCCACCTCTGGGGTTTTGTCTGCTGGCGGTGCTACCGTATCTGCTCTAAAAACAGACAAAGTTACACGGGGTGAACTTACAAACGCACTGAAGAAAAATACAGAGAGACAAACAAAAGCTGCTGAACGCACAAATGCCCGTTTAGGCAATGAGTCGAGGCTAATCCGTGAACGTCTTGCAAAAGGCATTACAGATGTATATGGCGCAGACGCAATTGTAAGAAACAAAAAGGGTGAAATAACGGGTATAGATAGTAAGATCATTCGTGAATCTGATTATGCTGGACGATTAAAAGATGAGCTTGATCTTGATCTTGACTTAGTGGCACCTTCACTTAGCTTTAGTACCTTTGAGCGTGTAACAGCATCCACTGGAGAGGTAATAGAGGCTGTAAGAGACAAGAAACTAAAGTTTATAGATGGCGTTACGGGCAAAGAAGTAAAAGATTTTTCTGCACCGTTGCAGAAGAATGAGATGGTTAGTGAAAGACTACTCAATATTCTTTCTAATGTTCGTGAAGACTCCCAAGACGCAGTTGCAGATATATTAGGTAAATATGGAATAACACAAAGAGAGTTGGCTGCAACGCTGTTTGCAGACGCAAGCTGGGCAGGTAAGAGGCTCCGTTCTCTTAGAGATTTGAGTGACATCGTAGGTCGGGCTGGTAGGGCAAAAACTATTGGTGAGGCTGTTGAAGAAGGAGAGGCGGCTGCAGAAGCCAGTTTTGGTCGTTTATTCCGTAGGCTAGAAGACATACGTCGTCTGACACTTGTTAGCGGCATTGCTACTGCTGTCCGTAACAATTTCTCGCAGGTTCTTAGAAGTGGTGTGGAACTGCCAGTATATGCTTTGGAGTCCGCCATCAACCCACGAAAAAAACTCGGTCTTCGTAATACTTTTGCACAATTAGAGCATACTTTTTACGATCCAAAAGATGCTGCAACAATAGCGCAGTTTATGCTTGACTTAAATGCAAATCAAAAAGCCAGATTCTACAATCAATTCTCAGAAGTTAAAAATTATCTGAACAAAAAGAACCCCGGACAGGCATCCACATCTAAACACGGAGAAGGTTTAGGTTTGGGATCGCGGTTTCTTGACGGCTGGGAAAATGTCGTACACTCGTTTAACTATTTAAACAGGTTGCAGGAAGCTGCATATCGTAATGGTATGTTTACTGCATCTCTTCAACGACAGTTGTTTGACGAGGGTAAGGACATTATTGAAGTTCTTAACTCCGGTAAAGTAACAGAAAACATTTCTGAATCTATGGTAGCAAAAGCTGTAGATGATGCCCTTGAATTTACGTATGCGTCACAACCACAGTTTGCACCCTTCCGCTTCTTAAACAATATGATTGTAAAATCGGGAGCTACTTTAGCTATACCGTTTCCAAGATTTATGTTTAAGGCATTGGAAATGACTTATAACTATAATATTACCGGAGCCGCAACCGCACTTACCAGAATGTTTTTACAGAAAACTCTTGGAACAGATTTACCCGGAGGTGTTGCTAAGGCTGCAGGTAGAACGATTACAGACGGTCAGTACAAACAGTTTGCTCAAGGTCTTGCTGGAGGACTTCCTTTACTTAGCCTTGGATATATGCTGCGTGATCCAGAGGGGCCACAGGCTGGAAGCGAATGGTATATGTTAAAAGACGGTTTGGGTAACGAGTTTGACGCCAGACCATTCTTCCCACTTACTCCGTATCTTTTATTTGGAGAGTGGATGCACAGGTGGCAAGAGGAGCGTCCTAATATCTTCAGAGCGCGGGAAGCTGTAGAGGGTTTGACAGGTGCTAACTTCAGGGGATCAGGGCCGTCTGGCAAAATGTTAGAAGACCTTGTGACTATGTTAAACTCTGATGATCTAGGGGATCAGAGAGCTTTTACCATAGGACTTAAAGAAATGGGAAGGTACATTGGAGAAGCTGCCGTAGGATATGGTCAGTTTATATTCCAAGTGGGAGACTTTGTACCTATGGATCAACGGATGAAAGATTATAAGGATGATCCTGAATATGGTGATGGTCTGAGAGCGTTTCTTGGTGGATTGGCAGAACCCTTCATATCACGTATTGAACGTGTAAAGGAAGCAGCACCAGATATACTTGGCTTTGAAGAAGAGTTTCCGTACAAAGAAGACCCACGATTTGAAGAGGTGCCTGAAAGGGTCATGCCATTTATGAAGATTTTGTTTGGTGCGACTCTTACACGGGTGCCGCCTAAATATGTAACGGAGCTAAATAGACTTGGCTTCACATATGTAGACTTTATGGCAAAAACAAACTCTCGTAAACTTGACAGGGTTATGAATAGAGAGATGGGCAAAGCTATGCAAAGTGAAATGCCTGAACTATTGCGTGTTTTGAAAGACGATCCTGCCATAAAAAATGAAGATGGCAGTATAAATAAAAGTCTAATGAAAACAGAAATAAAAAATTACATTTCTGTCATAAAACAGATGAACTTTGCCGCCTTGCGAGATTCAAATTTAGAAGCTATTCACGCCTCCGACTTACAGAGATTTAGTCGCCTTGGTCCTACCGGACGTTCTGCAGCTATGATAGCATTTAAACGTGTAAAAGGAAGGTCAGCAGATTTTAACGTGCCAGAGGACGTTGCAGAGCTTATAGACTTTGGAAAAAATCATTTCAAAACCTATGCAAAGCAGCGAAAGGCAATTCCTAAATAGACTCTAGTATGCCTATGGCAAGTATGATAGCGCCCACGGAGTTTAGGACAATCAACGCTCTATCATTCCACATGAAGCCCACCCAACCCCACATAGATACTCCTATAAAACTTAGGATCAGGTCCAGTTGGTTGGAATAATCAGCCGCCCGTACAACAAATGCTGACAGTATAAAGAAGCTGGCAGTCCATTTGACATACCAACTTGCATCTTTATACGGCGTTACTTTATCTACTTTACGCATACTTCTTCAGGTTGTCGAAGTATGCTGCATTCCAACCCCGCTGCCATTCACGGTACGGGGTTGTGTTTTTCTTGAGTGGGTTTGCAACAACATGATGCTTACCCTTACGCATTTCAGTTTTGCTAAACGCGCCATACCCATCACGATAGTTCTTATCCAGACTCTTATTCATCTTAGTCTCCTTCAGGCCAGTTGTTGAGAATTGCAAGGCGATCTTCGTGTACAGCCATCTTGTCTAACTCTGACTGTACAGCTTCCATGATATCAGAGTGTTCTCCAATACCAGCAGGATTTTTGAAATAGGTTTCGATGTTCATCATATGCAAGTGAACATTTGCCTGTGCGTGATTTTTCAACACGCTAATCATCTTTTCTTTCACTCTTCTTCTCCTTTTCATCCACTGTTTTGCTTCTCGTTCTATGTTTAGCATTATGTAGCCTCTATGTCAACTACCTCACATACACCAGCAGTGCAAGCCAACTCACGTCCACCTGACGTGGTATCTTCTTTCTCGTAGTCCTGCAGCCATGTCCAATCAATAGACTTTGGCATCTTCTTTATCATATCTCCGTATTCTTCGACAGAGCAGTCTTGATACGGTGCTTGCTTGTAGGTGTGTTCACTGAATGGCAAAAAGCTGATACCAGACACTTCATCAAAATGTTCGTAGACCCACGAGCCTACTTCCATCCATTCGTGTTCTTTGACAGAGATAGTTACAGATGGTTTATGTTCGCACCAGTTACGCTGATACAGAAGCCACAAATCAAGCTGCTCAATGGCTGTCATGTCAAACCGTGTAACGGCACCATGAGGCGATTTCATGGGGAAGCTGAACACTGTCGTGCTATCCGGTTTCATCACATCAGGCTCAGAAGGCACACCTGAACTGACCATGAACTGTGTCAGCGGGTCTTTGTTATCGCCCCGCACCGTGCGAATGTAGTACGGGTTGTGACGCGCATGGATGCCACTGGCGCTGTCTACAAGCTGTGAGACAGTTCCGCTGGGCTTAACACAGGTAATAGCCGTAGAGATAGGTATATCAAGCTCTGCAGCCAAGTCTGCATTAGTCTTGACGGCTTCCACACGCAGTGCATTAAGCGTTGCACCCATATTCATTCCAAGATGCGCTGACTTACCGGACATCATGGCGTTATCCATAATGCCTGTCAAAGACACACCAAGCAGACGTTCTTCTTCTGTATTCTTACGCCATACACTCCGCAGATATTTGAAGTCCGTCAGAGTAGACTGGAACGTGCCAAGTATCGTAGCCAGACGAACCTTGTCTGTAAGCGTTTGCTGTGTATCAGACGCCCGTACAACAACCTCCGACAAATTACAGAACTGATACGGGCGCAGGATAATTTCACTACAAGGGTTGCAACCAAAGTCGTGATCTGTATCGCGGCGACCATTTTTCTGTGCTTGTTTTTTGGCGGCTTGGCGATTGAAGATACCACGTTCACCTGACTTGCTTTCATACAAGGACACCCACTCACGCATGAATGTACCCATCTCTGGTTTTTCTTTGTACGCAACACTATTGTTTGCCAACGCACGTTGGCCTTCACTCTCCCACCATTGACCTGACTTAGCGTGTCGCATCTGATCATCATTAAGATTAGACAGGCTAATTAGTGCGCTGCGGCGTACACCGCCAACGACGACAACCTCACCTATCTTACACATTAAGTCGTGGCACTCAATGGGATACAGGCGACGGCCTGATGCTTTCTTGAACATCTCTACCGTGAACTGAAACAGTTCCTCAAGGGGGGCTGGGCCACTCGCACGACCACCGAATGTCTTGAGACGTGCGCCAGCAGGACGAACCTCTGACGTGTCCCATTGTGGTACTTGCCCTGCGTACAAAAGCGAGATTAGTTCTCGCAGGGATTTGGCCCAGCCCGGACGTGAATCGCCAACTTTGATGACGGTATTTGTGTCATGCATAGTCTCATTGACGATTGGCAGCTTCTCTGTGTGGTGACGTTCCACAGAAAAGCCTACACCAGTGCCGCACATAAGGATATACATTGTCTCGTCAAAGGAACGAGGACTATCCACTGGTACGTAGGAGCAATTGTAACTGCCAACGTGGCAACGATCCAGTGCGGGACCGGCAGTCATTAATGCTCTCATGCTTGGCATGATGTTCTGATTAAGCACCGCTTCCTCTAATTCTTTTCTCAATGAATCAGAAAGCTGATAGTCATGTTTAGTGACCAGATGCCTAGTAATATAATCAAAGTATCTTTCGACTGTTTCACTCCATGTCTCCCTTCGTTGGTCATCTTCTTTCCAACGAGCATATCGGGAAAGAGCAATAAAGTTCTGATAGTCCGTAGGTAAATAGTTGTTCATAACATCACTCCGTGATTGTTCTAATATGCCGTATGTTTGCGCCATCTACATCGTAGAAATACTCACGCAAACCATCTTCTATTTCTGCTCCAACATCTTCGTCTGCCGGTACAGGATATTCTTCTGGATCAACCTCAATAGTTATAAAGACCTTAACCTTCATCGTAGCAGCCTTCTACTTCCTCTATCAACTTGTCCAGATACCACTGTGCTTTCTTTAGGTCTTCTGTACCATTCTTATAACGGTATCGCCATAGATATTTCATAATATTTCCTTGCAGATAATACTCGTAGCCATCACCTGTAGCAGCACGAATAGCGTCTATGCACTCAACACCTGTCTTGTTGTAGTGTGGAGGGCTGTTGACCATATCTTTAAATGCTGCCCCAGCTTCATCTGCTTTTATGGCTGCTCGTTTCATAAACTCTTCGTGACGCATTACGCGCTCCCTTTTGTTTTGCTTGAGAAGTTTAGATGCACGATATTACCGTCGCCCTGTGTAATCTGAATGTCGATATCGTCATCGTCATCATCATCTGGATGTTCCATTTCCATGACAAAATTATGTGCAGCTTGTCCAAACTCTTCATTTGATTCCATGATTGGAACAGCAGCGCAGACCATCTTACACAGATGCATGATCTGTGCATAGTCGTCTGGGTCTAAATCGCCACCTGCTGACATTATGGACACATCTATCTGACCTGTCCACTCTACGTTGTTTGTCACCGTCTTTTCCATGATAGGACGAATCCTGATCAAGAAGTCGTCGTCTTCTACGTAATCTTCGACAGTCATTGAGTTATCTCCTTTTCACTTTGTTGCCACTAAACTTGATAAACTTAGGATGCTTATTCTTACCTTTTTCATACAACCAATCTTCTGGTATGATTCTATCGTAGAATAGAAACCCGTATTTTATACACCATTGACCATAAGTAGACTTTGCTCCCTTACGCAACTTGCGCCTACTATTCTCAAAAACAAAACGAATGTCAAGACTAGGGTGCTGTTTTTTTACGGCAAGATGCTTTCTTCTATCTGCCGCTGTAAACATACCCTTTGTCTCTATTATTATGCCATTGCACAGCACGAAGTCTGGAGTATACGTTCTATAAGCTAGGTCTTCCCATTCTATCTTTAGTTTTTCGTATTCATAGCTGACACTATGCTCTTCAAGATAGACAGATATTTTATGCTCTAGTCCGCTTCTATATCCATATTTTCGTGCTGCGCGAAATGCTTTGTAGTTAGCCACTAGAATCCGCGACCTTTCCAAAAGTCAACGGGATCACGATATCCAATAGCCTTCAGTTCTTCTCGCAGAACTTTATCCGCTTCGTTACGTGCCTCAATAGCCGCACGTACTCCAGCAGTTTTGCGCTCACGATATTCCTTACGCAAGTCGCTAAGTTTCTGCTCAGTAAGTTTGATCTCTTCTGTGAGAGCATCAAGTTCAAGTTTTTCATCCATCCATAT